TGGCGAGCTGCGCGACCACCGTGACGTTGACCTGGCCTTCGAGGTCCGCGAGATTGAGATCGGGAACTGTCGAGATGTCGCCCTCGATGTAGGGCACGCGCGGCAATTCCTGATAGCCGTGCACGCGGTCCTGGCCGGCGATCATGGTTCGCGCGACCGAGGACGGCGAGACGGTGAAATTTCCGCGCAGAGCCATTTGATTGCCCCCGACGTATAGATAAGCGATGCCGGCGATTCTTTGCGCCATAGCCTCCTCCTAGAGACGATGATGAGATGTTGTTGAAGCGATCAGGCCGGCAGAATGCCGGTGACGCCCGTGGGGCTCGGCGCTTGGATCAGTGTGTCGATGCCGAGATTGTATTGCAGGCGGAATTGCGCCAGCACCGCGAAGATGCGGAGCTGATTGATGAGATCAGGCGGGTACAACACGTCCAGCCTATTCGGGTCCGTGGAGTTTCTTTCGACCAGAAGGTGGGCCGCGAATGCGGTCGCGTTCTCTACAAGACCGTTGTACTCATCTAACGCATACTGCGCGATCAGCGCGCCTCTGACGATGCCGGGCGTGGCGATGGCCTGTCCGGGCCCGAAACGCGTCCCATCATCGGCGAGCTTGCAGCGTCCGAATTGATTGGTGACGACGGCCTTTTGATTGCGCAGCAGCTTGGCGAGCGTCGCCAAGGTCGTGACCACCTCGTAGGCATCGTCCGGCGTCCCGTATTTGTTGAGCTGATAGGTCGTTTGTTCGCGAGCGATCATCGGCTGGTTATCAGCTCCAGCTTTTTGGATCGCAATACCGGTGTCGGCCAAGGTCTGCAGATCGACGAAGTCGAACCGGCTTTGCAGCGGCGCGGATTTGATCCCGTTGAGTGACAGAGTCTGCAGCGGTCGCGCCGGATCATTGCTGAGCGCGCGCTGCGCCATGCCGGTGTATGCCGCGGTCCATTCGAAATTGGGCGATGGACTCGCGACCTCGAAGCCCATGACGGAGAGGACGCCAGAGTTCTGCGTCCCACCGAAAGTCACGAGTTGGCTGAGCGTGCCACGCATGGAGCTGAAGATGTGACCGAACAATTGACGCTGCCAACCCCAGCGACCCGTATCAGTAAAGCCGAACTCCTCTTCCCAATCCAGTAACGAGGTGCTGTCAGTGAAGGGCTCGGCGACGTACTCGAATGGCTGGTCGCCGATGTTGGCAATCGCGGTGGTAGGATCGGGCACGCCGGCGCCGCCGGTGAGCACGCCCGTCGGCGGCAATGTCATAACCAGCCCGGGCGGCAGCATTTCGCCGCCAATCGTCCCGTAGTAATTGAGCTGGACGGTGATGTCGTTGCCCCCGGCGCCCTTCCACAGGCATGTCAGCGTCACGGTGCCAGTCGCGGCCACGGCGTGCACCGGCAGATCAAACATGGCATTGATGGCCGCCGCGATTGCCGCCGCGATCGTCGTCGCTGTATCCGTTGAGCCGACATTGACCGGGACGTGGTCGCCGGCAATGTAGAGATGGATCGTCCCCGCTTGGGTTGGCGGCGTCGTGACCGTAATTGTTCCAGTCGAAGCGGTGGCAGCAACCGCCTCAGGCAGGCCGAGGCCCCAAACTTCGTTACCGAAATTCGTCGCGAAATACGCACGGAACATCCGGCTGAGCATGCTGCCCTGGCCGAAGTGTGCATCGGCTTGCGCCTGCGAGCCGACCGCGATGGGAACGTTCGGCGGCGCATCGGCGAGCGTCGGCGCCAGCATGGTGCCGACAAGCAGCGCGCGCAGACCGAGGAGCGGCAGGCCGGCCATGCTCGGGTCGACTTCGACCCAATAGAGCGGGACCTTGATGTCGGCCGGTATTTGATTGAACGAAATGGGCATGATTGTCTCCCGTCAATTTATTGTTGATGGCTGCGATGCGGCTGCGGGCCGGGATGCCGGCCAGTCGCTGCCGCCGCCGGCGCGCCTTCTTGCGTCACCGAACCGTCGAGCAGGCGTCGGCGCGTGAACCGATCGAGCGGCCAATCGGCCGGCCCGCTGGCGGGAAACGGCCCGGCATGCGGATGTTTGATCACGCGCCGCACATCGTCATCCGCGGGGTTGATGCGGACACGCTCGCGCTTTGGCGTTAGTCGCGCCATCATCTCTTTTCGCTGCGTGACCAGCTTCAGTCTCTCGGCTGCCGGATCGTATGTTTGATCGGCCATCGGGCCCTCCTTATGATGGGGTGAATTCGTAATCGCTGATGATGCGTTGAACCTCGTCCGCCGGCGGAACCGTGCCATCGTCGGCGAGCGGCACCGTTTGGACGTTGATCTCCAGAAGATCGGGGAACGGGCCCGGCGACCATGCGGTGCGGTAGCGAACCGTAGCGATATATTCGAGTTCGCCGATTGGTTGTTGATTGGCGCCGATCGATCCCCACTCATGCCGGCGAGTGCCGCGCGGGACGCCTTCGATGCGAGTGTTGTCGGCCAGGGCCGACTGCCACATGTTGGTCAAGCCATCGTTAGTCCAAAGCCCCTTCATGATTGTCCAGAAGGCCTGATCGAGCTTCAGCTCGGCCGCGACCGGATCGTTGTTCTCGATGATCACCTGAAAGCCGACGCGCAGGTCGTGAATGAACCTGATATCGCCGACATCCCAATCGCCATCGGAAGGCATTTCCTCGCTGACGATGTAGACGCCGAGATAGGGCAGCAGCGGCTCTTGGATCGGTAATTGTTTGCTGCGTCGCACCTTGAAACCGGCGAAGAACGGAAGCTGCACCAATGACGCAAACATGTAGTCGCGAATGACCTGCGAATAGCTCTGCGTATCGGTGATCGCGTTGAAGACGCCGGATGCAGCAAACGCATCGGCTGCTTCCCTCGCCGCCATCCTTCCAGAGATTGCCATGCTAGGAGTGCGTGATGCTTGCGCTGCTCAGCGTGATCGTTTGACCAGATGAAAAAGCAACGCTGTTGAAATTGATGTCTGATCCGCCGACGCCGACAGTCAAATCTGAGACGACGATGTTGCCGGCGCCGTCCTTGATTTCCGCATTCGCCGCCGTTCCGCTGACGGCCGCAGTTGCTGTCTTCGGCGTGCCCAGCATGGTCATCACATTTCCCGCAACGGCGAATGATGGTTTCGATAACGCGAAGGTGACCAGAACCGCGGCCATCGACGCCGTGCCGATCACGAGCGTGCCCGCCGAAGCGGCAGCATCGATTGCGCTGACGACGTCTTGCAGCCGCTTCGTTTGCAAGGTCCCTGCGTACTCGACTGACATCAGCAGCCGCCCTTTGTTTCCTCCAGCACAGCCTTCAGCGCCTCGACCACCGGCGCCGAGCTGCTGCTTCCCTTCTCCTTCTCCAGCGCCTCCAGCTCCTCGATCACCCCGCGGATCACTTTGCGCATGCGATAAAATCCTTCGCGCGCATAGATCACGCGCTCCGCCTGATTGTCGGCGCCCATCGGACTCTTCCCTTCGGAGATGTTACGGCAGCGGCGTCACGTATTTGCGCAGCACGAGGCTGGCCTCGCCGCCGCCGTTGCGCGTCACCGTCATGATCTCGAAGTCGCCCTCCGCCGGCATGCCGCCGGGGCCATCCTGCGGAATGTTGATGCGATCGAGTTGCTGCGGCAGCGGTAGCCCCACGGTGGCGAAGTCCGCTTCGAGGATATCGAGTGAAGTCTCTTGGTTGACGTAGAGTGAGCCGTCTTCGAGTGGCACGTTGATCAAGCCGTCGTGGAAGATGCCGCGGCCGGCGTAGCTACTCATGCTCGGGTCTGAGATCAGCGGATAGAAGGTGACCGGCCGCGCAAACTGAATGTAGTTGGGCGCGTAGACCATGGTCGAAAAGTTGATGCCCATGATCAGACCTCGAAATGAATGTAGTGGCCGAGGAGCCCCATGAGCTGCGACTGCGCGCCCGCGGTCGCACCGCCTCCCATCGCGGCCTCGATTATTTTCATGGGGTCGTGGAACATCACTCTAGATTCTTTGTGCCCCAACATGCGGATGCCGGCGATCGTCCCGAGCGATGCCAAAAGCTTTGATTGAAAGTTGAGGATCGCGACCGCTTTCTTGAGCGGCATCGGCGCCTCGTCGGGCAACAGGTAGCCGCCCCAATAGGTGACGACGACGGGCTCGACCCAGGCAGTCGCGCAAAAGCTAGTCGGGTCGATGATCTCGATCTTGCCTGACTCTTCTTCGACCTCATACATGCTCGGATCGAGCACCGTGCCCATCGGCGACTCGACGCTCTCGATGTCGGCTTGTTTGATAGGCCAGTGACTTGGAAAGATTCTGTTGCCGCCATTCAGCTCGCGCCATTCCTCGCGGCACTCTTCGCGGGCGAAGATGCGATTGCACATTCGCATCACGGTCGCGGAATTGACGTCAACGAAAAGGGTGAGCTGCGCGTCCTCGCTCGTATCTGTCGTCGACATGCCAAGAAAGAGCTTCGCCTCGTCGAGCGTCATGAGGTCGAAGTCCGTGGCCGGGGTCAAAATCTCGATGATGCGATCGGCCATCTATTCGGTCTCTTGCTGGAATTGCTCGAAGAGCGGACGCAATTCGAGCGTCGGCCCATAGGTCCCATCTGCCATGACCGGCGTCGCCAGATAGAGCTTGCGGTCGATCTTCCAGCGCGTGAGCTTGGCGCCGCTCTCGCCGCGCTCGCCGCGGTCACCTCGATCGCCTTTCGTCCCGGCGATGCCGCGCTGCCCTTGGCGCGTCAGCAGTTGCCAATTTGCCCCCGGGCATGGGCCGGGATTGTCGCGGAGCGCGATGAAGCTGCCGCCGTTCAAGGCGACGATATCGAGCGGCCAATATTTCGCCTCCGGGTCGAAAGTGCCGCGCGGCGTTGGCGTTCGAGCATCACGCCCGGAAGTGGCGAGGCAAATCCAATCGTTGCTTGGCGGTTGATGCCCGGTGTCGACAAGCGCCTGATAGGTAGCGCCGCCATGCGTCACGACCGCGCCCGCGTAATGAACCCCGTCGCTCCAAGGCTTTGCGCTCGACAGCTTGCCGATTGCCCCTTCAGGTCCGCGCTCGCCCTTCTCGCCCCGCGCTCCCTGCGTCCCGATCTCGCCGGCCAACCCTTCGGCGCCGATCGGGCCCTCGGCCCCGCGCTCGCCCTTCTCGCCGCGAGGACCAACAACGCCAACCTCGCCGCGCTCGCCGGTCGGCCCTGCTGCGCCCACGGGCCCTTGTTCGCCCTGCGGGCCCTGCGGACCTTGCGGACCCGATTCACCTTGCTCGCCACGCTCGCCGCGCTCGCCGGGTTGGCCTTGCTCGCCACGCTCGCCCTGCGGCCCCGCGGCGCCGAACTGGCCGGACGGCCCCGCCGCTCCGGGCTCGCCCTGCGCGCCTTTCTCGCCCGCCTCGCCGCGCTCGCCGCGCAAGCCGGGAGCGCCGAGGCCGATCGGCCCGAGCGGCCCTTCTGGTCCTTGCGGCCCGGCAGGGCCGCGCTCGCCCGGCGCGCCGTCTTTGCCGTCCTTGACCGTCGCCAAGCGCGCCTCGATCAGCGATCTGCACTCGGCATGCAGTCTGACGATCTCAGATCGCAGCTCGGCGATCGTCGCGCGCGCCTGCGCCTCGATCAGCTCGCTCGCGCGATCCCATTGGCGTTGTTGATCGTTGAGAACCGCTCCGAGTGCCTCGCGCCAAGCGTCAATCAAATCGTCGCCGTGCTCGGGCGGCGGCAGCGAGGATTCGGCGTGTTTCCCGTTTGACTGAATCATTGCTGTAGACTTTCGAGTCGTCGCCGCCATCGCCGCCATCGCCGCCATTTGTTGTTGGCGGCGCTGCGGGCGGCGCACTCGGGCTCGGCGCCGCTGGAATTTTTTCGACCTGACTGAGGGGGACAACTTGTTGTTGAACGCGAGGCTCCGAGCCAAACGGAACTGCGGGCAATCCTTCTTGCGCCCGCGCTTCATTAGGAGCAAAAATCCCACCCTGCACGCCGCGCGCCAAAGCTTCGATGCGATCCTTCATTGCCGAGCGCAGCAATGCGCCCGTATCAAATTCGACGTATTCTTCAGGCTGACCCTTCAGGCCGAAGGTCAGCCCGAAGGCCTCTTCGATATGATTCAAACAAAAGCCGAGTCCGGTCGAAACCCAAAATTGCATCAGTGCTTCGGTCGAGCCGAAGGTCTGACCGCCGACGCCGAGGATTTGCATCGGAATACGGAAGACAAGCGCAATGTGCTCCTCGGACATTTTCAGGATTTCGGCGAGCTGCGCATCCTTCGCGCCGACCGACCACGGAAAGACCTTCAAGCCGGCGGTGAGGATCGGCGATCCGCCGGCTGCAAGCAGCTTCGATTGCTCGTTCCATCTATCACGCAACGCTTGTACTTGATCTTTGTCGAGCACGAGATCAGTTTGTAGGACCGCCGAGGGCCGCGCTTGATTGAGATAGAAATTCAATTGTTGTTGATTGACGGCTTCACCGATGCCGATCTCTTCAAGCGCTGCCAGTAATGGCGTCTGGCCCCACAGCGGGAACGGATATTGGCGTGTACGATCGACATGCAGCCGGATGTGAAGCACGTCTCTTGCCGGCACGATCAGCGCCTCCTCGCCGAGCCGACGCGCGATGACCTGATTTCCATAGAGCCGATAATAGATCGAGCCGTCGTAGGCGAGCTGCGGTCGCGACAAGCGTGAATCCATCAAATGCAGTTCTTTGATCTCAAACCTTTCGTTGCGGATTGCCATCGCGTAGGCGTTACCGTCGAGATAGAGCATGCGCGTCGCATTGAGCATGAAATCAGAGATCGATTCGTAATCATTCGGGTGACGCAGAATGCGCGCTATCGCCGAGTTCGTGATTCGATCGCGGCCGCCCTTGTCGTTGAGTCGCCAATGGCTCCCAGGACACATGGCAACAGTTTGACTGTAGGCGCTGATGCAGGCCTCGACGAGCGCCGAGCTTGTGCCCAGCGGCAGCACGTTGTAGCCGGCCTGCCAGAAATTGGTGGGCACGCCATCGGGCAACCATCCGCCGCTCCACGGTAGATAATAGGGGCCCGGCCGGAAGGCGCCTTCGACGGCGCGCGCGATGGTGCGCAAGGCACCGACAACAAGATCGCGCGCGCCCACACTTTTGCTCGCTCAGGTCGCCGAGTGCGACGCGCGGTGCGGCGTCGCCTGTCTCGTTTGATAGGAGCCCGAGCCCGGCTTCTGCGCCTCCGACTGCTTCACATTCGGATCAGGATCGGAGCCATCCGGCTCATGCTCAGTGAAGTGAGCGCCGAGCGCAGCAAGATCGTTCTCTTCCTGCGTCGGCGTTGGCTTGCCTTTCATTCGCTCGGCTGCGTCCCTCTTGATTTGATTGGTGAGCTTCTGCTCCTCGGCGAGCTGCTTCGCCGCAGCCACGTTTTCTGGGGGTTGGTCTGCCATGATCGTCTCCTATGTTGACGCCGCATCGGCGCCATTGTTGATTATTGTTAGCTCCAGGTCGTTCCAGTCATCTGGACGATGGTGCCGGCGCGACGTTGCAGCCAGTTGAGCGGCATCACGAGACGCAGCGCAAGGCTATCTGTTTGGAAGAGCGAGCGCTGTGGAGTAGCAACAACACCCGGCGAACCCGAGACCAAATCAGTTGGATTCGTGTCCTCCATATGTAAGGTCGCCTGATCGCTGATTTCCAGACGAGGTGCTTCTCCTCCGACAACAACAAAATCCGCAGCATCAACAAGCAACATTTGATGCTGCGCGATCGTCACCGAGTCGATGTACGGGATGTTGGCGAGCGTCCCGGCCTTAATCTCATCGCGGAACGGGAAGATGCCGGTATTGGGTGCGGCGGTCAGCCCGGCGGCGATCATGTCGGCCGGGTTTACGATCCACACCGGATCGCGAATATTGCCGTAGGTCCCGGTCGCCAGCGCCTGCGTCAGCTTGATGAGATCGCCAGTCAAGGCGGTCAGGCCGCCGCCCGCTGTGGCCGTCAGCGGCGTGATGCCAAAGAGCAAACCGGGCGGCCGGATTGTTGTTGCTGCATTGGCGTCGATCAGTACCGTATCGATCGCGATCGACGTATCGACTTGCACAGCCTCGCGCAGCAGACCCTCGATCGCAGGAATCGAGTGGTCATTCATCTCACGCGACCAAACGGTGATCACGGCGACCTTCTTGGGGGTCAATGTTTGACTGCTGAACGCGCCCTGCCTGACCGGAATTGCCATGCCCTCGCCCACGAAACTGCCAGCGAGTGTTGGCGTTCGTTGACGAGTTGGAATGATGATGCGTCCGGCCTGACCAAAGTTGAGCGTCAGGCCTCTCGCGGCAAGCCTCGCCAGGATCGCCTTGGGCAACAACAATTCGAGGAAGTCAGTGTAAATCTGATGAACGAGTTCCGCCGCCCATCCTGTCACGCTCATTAAGGCCGGCGCAGACGCGGCGCGCAACAACAAATCGCAAGCTTGCTGCGTCGGCTCATCCTCGCCGTAGATTCTCTGCCGCACCTCGGGCGCCATTCGCCCGGTCGTCTTGGCGAAGTAGGCGACCGTCGCCGCGCGGATCAGATAGTCCACCGCGCCGAGGTCTTTCTTTGTGCCTTGGCGATGTGTGAGCGCTGTGGACTCGTTGAGTGTCTGGCGGCTCCTTTCGGTCAGCGCCAGCGCGCGAGCGCTGCCGCTGCCGTTGCCATTGCCATTGTCCGTCGTCTGCCCGAGCGCTCTCTCCGACTCGACGAGCGCGGCACGCGCCTTGTCGAGCTGCGCGATCGTCGAATTGAGATCGCTGGTCTTCTGCATATCGGCATCGCTGACGTTGGAGTCATCGATATGATCGAGATGCTCTTGCAGCGCATCGCGCGAGGCGACGAGCTGCTCTTCCAGTCTGGTAATGCGTTGAGCAAGCGATGACATCGCACTGCCCTTTCCTTTATTAGATCGAGACGTTTCGGCGTGCTTGCCAGCGAGCCCGCGACGCGTGAGCCGATCTCTGTTGCCGTGCTTGGCGAAGATCAGCTTTTGCGTTTGCGGGGAGATTCCTAGCGACTTGATGACGGCGAGCGCGTTTGGATTGGCCGGGACGGCAACGAGCGAGCACTCGACCAACTCCTGTTTGATAAAGCGCAAGCCGCCCCACGGATTCTTTTTGTCGAGCGGCTCGTCTTCGAGCGATTTGAAGCCGACCGAAACCGCGCGCAGAATTTTGGCGTCGACGAGCTTGCGAATTTCATCAATGCGCGCCGAGGTTCCCTCCGGCGCCGGGACGAGCTGACCGCGCAGAGCGCCATCCTCGACGCGTAGATTGCGCCATGTACCGATCGGCGCGCTCGGATTGTGATTGAATAAGGCTATCGGGTTTTTGACAAAGGATTCGAGCTGCCAGCCATCGGCCGAAATAATATCGCCCATGCGGTCGACGCTCTCGTCAGACATACAAAAATCCCAGCCATGCGGCTCTTCTGAGTGAACCTTCCGGTGCACGCCGCCGGCGCGCAGAGCGCGCGCGTCCTCCCAGGCGATCTCGCAGGCCTGCATAGCCGCGTCCTCACCGACGTCGTTTTCCTCGGTCACCTCCTCGACGCAACGATCCATGAAATCTTCTTCCTCTTCGTCCTCGTCGGGCTCCGGCACGTCAAGCTCGTCAAGCTCATCGTCGTCAAACTGCCGCGCGGTCGAGGTGCGCCCATTTCCGTTTTGCTTGCCGTCCTGGCCGGCGTCCTTCCACATCTGCATACAAGCCGCGACGGCATCCTCTTGCGGGCGCTTGGTGCCGCCGTTCTCGCCCATCATCTCGGGCACGCAACGCGACATCCACTCGTCTTTGTTCTCTTCCTTGCCGGGCGAAATCGGCATGGTGAGCCTCCGATCTCAGATGGAATGAGTTAGGACGCGTCCAGTTGATTGAGAGCGCTGTCCCAATCATCCGGGCTCGTCTGCCGACATAGCCGGACGTTCGCGTACCAAGGCGCGAGCCAGCGCCAGCTCGACCAGTGGCTCAGCAATCCGTCGACGCGCGGGTGACGGATGGCGCCGGCAAGATGCAGTGCCGCCGTGTCGATGCTGACGATCTGATCCATTGCCAGCATCAAGGCCGCACAATCCGCGAAATCCTCGAAGTCGTAAGCGTGCACGCCGCATGCGCGCGCCTCGTCGGCGCCCTGCTTCTGCACACTGTGCAGCTCGCTGCCGCGGAGAGCATCTGCCAAGCTCCCGAGCGGAATCGTGCGCGGATAGTCGAAATCGCTGACGACGCTCGGCGACCATGCGACGCCGATCTGCCATCCGAGTCCGCGAGACGCGCGACGGCGTGCGACGGCTTCGGCATCGATGCACAGACAAGGACTGATGCACCATGGCCGCTCGACCATCCCGACCAGATAGAGCAGCGGGCAGAAAAAATCGGCGTCCAACAATTCGTCGGCTACCGGAGCGACTTGCGCCGCGAGCTTCTCCAACTCCTTCGGCACTTTGAGAGCGACGGTGGCGCCCATGGCTTGCAGCGCCGGCACGTAGCGCAAGCTCATGATGCTGTCGCCGAAGCCATGCGCATGCAGCAACAACAATCGCTTGCCGGCGAGGTCTTCGCCGTTCCAAGGCTTGAGGCCGGCGGCGAGCGCTTCGGCCATGGCCGGGCGCATCAATCGCGGGTCCTCCTCGCAAGCCCGATATTCGCCGAAGCCTTCGCGCCAGCGATTGAGCGCGAGCAGGAGCAGGGCGCGGTTGAGACGGGCGAAGAGCGTCGGCGCGAGCGCAATGGCGGCGTCGACCTCGATAAGCGCTTCCGCGTGACGGTTCGCTCGCGTCAGCGCTGACGCGCGGTCGAAGTGCTGCAGATATTCGCCGATGTTCAGATCGGAATTGTTGTTGATCGCGCGGCGGCTCGTTGCGACATTGCCGCGCACCACGATGGTATCGCCCTCCGGCACCATGGCCTTGCGGCCGTTGCTGCTTCGCACCTCGACCAGCTCGCCCTTCGCGGAAAGTCCGCGCCAGCCGTAATCGGTCGGCTCGTGCGCGATGATCGGATCATCGTGCGCCGGCAGGTCATCTGTGAAGGTGGCGAGCTTTTGCAGCGTCATTTCCAAGCTGGCGTCGTCCAGGCGACGGCGCGCGGATCGCGTGCGGCCCACGTGACCGGCCATCGCATCTTGACCGCGATCGAATCAGTCTGAAACAAACTGCGCGCAGGAGAGGCAACAACGCCGCCGCTGACGATCGGCAGCGGCGTATCGTTCATGTGCAATTCGCCGGCGCGCGCCGTCTCAACATCGGCTTGCGGGCCGAGCGCCGCGACCACGGCGTAGGGCGCGACGCAGAGGAGATCGTTGCCGACTGCATTGCTGGCGAGAATGCCGACATTGCCGGCTTGCAGAACGAAGCGCATCACCATGCCAGCGGCGCGGCCCGGCGAGGCAATGAGCACGAAGGGCCCGTTCGAACCGACCACCGAAACGGCGTTGATGAGATTGGCGCAATCCTCATAAAAGGCTTCGAGTGGATCGGTAGCCGCGCTCGGCGTCGTCGTCGCAATGCCATTGCGCAGACCGGCCGGCGCGGCCGCAGTCGCCGCCGAGCTGCCGAAGAGCGCCACGTCGAGTGCAGCGGCAGCCGCTCGCTTGAGCACGTCGCCGACGAGCATTTCCGCATTCGAGGATTCCACCATCTCGCGCGAGAGCACGCCGATCGCGCCGAGCTTGTTAGGCTGCAATTGCACCGCCGCCGAGGCGAGCTGACGCACCGGGATCGGATCGCTCTCGGCGACGAATCCCGCATTGCCCGCGCTGGCGACAAAGCCCGGGGCGCTGATGATGCCGTAGCCGTCGAAGGCGAGCACGAGCGATTGCAAGAGGAGCTGCGCGCCGGCCGCAGACGGCCCGAGGCCTTCGAGCGCATCGCGGATGATCTTGTGCGCCAGCTCGGCGGCCCACCCGGCGATCGGCGTCATGGCCGGCGCCGAGGGCGCGCGCGTTAGCAGCTCCGCCGTCAGCATGTCGGAGGGCCATAACCGGATCGCGACTTGCTCCGGCGAGATGTGAAGAACGCTCGCGACGGCGAACGCGGTCACGCAACGCCAGAACGTATTGCCGCCAGGAAGCGGCGGCGGCAAACGCGTCTGAGAGCGCGAACGGAAAGGCTCGGCTATGGTCATGCGGGTCGCTCCTAATCAGCGCGCGAGCGGCTGCGCGCGCGGCCCACGGGCACGCCGTCGATGCTGACCAACACTTGCACGCCGTCAGGCGCGTTTATGTCGACGGTGACGATCGCCCCCTCGGGACGCGCCGGGCGCCGGCGCCGTGGCCGTGTGGCCGAGCCGGCGGCCCATTCCTGCATCAATTGCGTTGGATCGCCGGCATACGAGTTGATATCGCAGGGCCCGACGCCGTCGACGCTGTGCGGCTCCGGGCCGACGATGCCGTCCGTGAATTGCCACAACCAATAATCCGGCCAGCTCTCTTGTGGCTGCGGCGACGTCCCGTATTGCGCCAGCCAAAGCCGCCGGCTGCCGAAGAATTCGTCGGCGCCGTCGAGCAATTCTTTGGCCGTGTTGCCCGAGTAGATCACGCACTCGCCGGGACGTCCGAGCGCCTCCTCTACGTGCGTGATCCAATATTTGGCCTGCTCGACCGACATTGTGTTGCTGCCGTAATCCTCCCAATCGAGGCAGATCAGCTCGTCGGTATCGGGCGCGGCGAAGGTCAGATAATTTTTCACCTGCGCGTCGACGTCGGTCGCCTCGGCGAAGTGATAGGAGCCCCACAACAGGCCGGCCGCCTTCGCGGCTTTCTGCTGCTCGACGTAGGTCGGATCGGTGTAGCTCGTGCCCTGCGTCGCTTTGTAGATCACGCCGACGATGCCTTCGCTCTTGACCGCCGCGTAATCACTGGCCGGGTCCCAATGACTCAGATCGACGACCATCGGATTGATTTCTTCGCTCATGATCTGCCCGCTCCTTGCGGTTCATTCGGCGCGATCTCCAGCTCGTCGGCGACCTCGATCAAGGTCGGCTGCTGAAGCCACAATGCAAAAAAGCGCAGCGCCTCGTAGAGCGCGCGCATCATCGGCGATGTCCGCCGACCATCGGCGCGCCGCGCGCCGGCGTTGAGACCGCCGAGATCGTGTTAGCGACGTCTAAAGGGACCAAATCCTCGCCGACCGTGTATTGATCGGTGGCGATCGGCCCGAGCATCGCGCCGGCGGCGTCGAGGCGATAGCCGCGGATGTTGTAGACAGTGGCCTCGACCAGATCGAAATTCGCGCTCGGCGCCGCGCCCACATACTCGTTATCGAGCGTCCCGTCCGATGCGAGCAGCAGCTCGATGCGCCAATTGCCACCGACCGTGCCGCCGGGAAATTTCGCCTGCGTCGTCTTAATCGTCACCGTCACCTGCATGAGCAACTCCTCTTTGTACCCTGTTGCCATTCGCTTGATCGACCGCCGCGATCGTCACGTCGATGCCGCCTGTTAGCAGCGCAAATTGAACATCCTTCGGCAACATCTCTCTAAGACGGTCGCGCAGCGTGCTTGCCTGCTCTTTGTCGAGCATCAGATCGGTTCTGAAGATCAGTATTTGATTCGGCCGCAACTCGAAGCGGCGAACGAGGAAATGCTCGGCCTCGTGCAGGAGGCCTTCGAATTCTCGCTTGCGGTTGGCCTCGCGCTCGGCAACCTTCCTATAAAATTCGGCATCGATCTCTTCCCGCATCCTGCTCGTTTCCATGAATGACTCCTTTGTTTGTTTGTCCGAGCAGCTTGGCAAAATATTTTCGTCAATGATTCCGGCGCAAGATCGCCGCTAAGCCATTGATGTCTGCTTGGTCGCAAAATCCCGATGATGCCGGCATGCTATAATGGCGTGTCAACCAAACATGGAGCAATCAAATGGAAGCCGAGACCAATCTCGACGGGTTACGCAAATATTATACGGTGACTGAGAACAACAAAATCTTTCGGCTCTTCTGCCGCGTCTGCGGCAAGGGCTGGCAGCTCGACACGAGCAACGGCTGCCATCCCGGCAACGTGCTGCATTTGCTAAACCACGCCCACAGTCATCCGAAAAACAAATAACGCGGGACCGGCCGGGTTTGCAGCTCCCCACAAAAGCAAGCGCGATTGTGACTGCGAACGTCGGCCGATCCCGCTTCCCTGGGTGGGGGAACGGGGACGGGCCCTTCCGGCCGGGCTGGGGGACGGAATGGCGGAAGGGCCCGCCTTTCTGTCGCGGTTGCTATCAGGGAGGAAGACCCCGCGAGCAGAAAGCGATCTCTATCTCATCCGATCAGCGCGTCAATATCGATCGGCTTTGCTTGACGGTCGCGCGAGCGCAAGCCGAGAAGCATCGCCAGAGCAACAGCGCCGTCGATGCGGAATCGCGCCTTGCTCTTGTCGAGCTTGCGGTTGCCGGAAGGGTCCATGGTCGCTACCGCGTTGGCCATGTTCCAAGTCAGGATTGGGTGCGCAGGATGTTCGAGCTTGTGCTCGCCGATCGCGGAAGCTAACGCGTCGATCGCCGGGCCCATGTCCCGGTAACCTTGGCCCCACTTGACGAGCCGCAGCCCGTCTTGCCTCGGACCGGAGCGCAGCGTGCGATTGAGGCCGCCCTCGACGTTTTTTGAATCATCCTCGTACGCTTGCAGTCCGATGCGATCGAAGGCGCGCAGCAGGTCGGCAATGCGCCAGCGGTCATAGGCGAGCCCGAGCACCTTGTAGCTGCTGAGCAGCTCGGCGATGAAGCGGGCGACCACCTCGTGATCGATCGTGCGCCCGGGCGTCGTCCGCAGATGCCCGCTCGCAACCCATTCCTCGTACCGATGACTGCCGGTGCCGAAGTCGCGCGCGGCGTGATCCTGCAACGTATCGATCGGCTTCCAAAAGAATGGCATGACCCGACAAGGATCGATCGCGGAGCCGATGACCAGCGCGGTCAGATCATCGACGCTCGATAGATCGAGCGCAGCGTAAATCTCGGTCCCTTCGAGCAGCCGCTCCGGGCTCGCGCATTCCATCCAAGCAGCGCGTGAGATCAGCGACGCGATCGGCGAGACGCGCTGATTGAGAAATAAATTTCTAACCTTTGGCTCCTCCGCCGGCATGCGCTTGGCCTTGGCCACGGCGGAGACCAAATCTTCCCTATCGCGGAAGGTGCCGAGCGCAGGATTGGCTTTTTTCCACTGCGCCTCGTCGCCCAAATCGCAACCCTCATCCGCGGCGAAGAGATGGCAGACGATGCTCGGGTCGGTGCCAGAGAGGCCGTCATCGATCAGCTTCGAGAGGATGTGCTCCGGGTCGTTGCTCTGCGTCGAGATGGTTATGAACAGCGGCTCGTCGCGCGCGCCGAAGCTCGTATCGAGCACATCGTAAAGCTCGCGGCTCTTCGCTTGCGCCAGCTCGTCGTAGATGACGACGCTCGGGAGATAACCGTGCTTCGTGCCGGCCTCGGCCGAGACCGCTCTGTAGGTCGAGCCGGTCCGGCGCACCACCATCGTCTTGGTCGAGGTGATGATCTCGACCTGCGCGCGCAGCACGGGCGAAAGCTCGACCATCTGCTTGGCAAATTTGAAGATGATCGCAGCTTGATCGCGGTCGTTTGCCGCGCTGTAGATTTCCCCGCGCGGAATGCCCTCGGGCCCGACGAGGTTGGCTAGCGCGATGGCCGCAATGAGCGCGGTCTTGCCGTTCTTTCGCGCCATCGAAAGGATCGCACGGCGCACGACGCGGCGAGTTCCTCTGTGCGGCTCGTAAATGTCGCGGATGAAATCCTTTTGCCAATCCTGCAATCGAAACTGCTTGCCCTGGCCGATGCCGCTCGGGATCGTCAGCGTCTCGATAAACCTGATGACCTTCTTTGCGCGCCCCTTGCCCTTGGCGCTGCGGCTAATCGGAGGTGGCGCTAGCATTCCTTGACCACGTCAGTTTTTCGCCGAGCGCCCGGTTCATCCGCTCGATCAGCTCTTGGTAAAGCTCGGGGCGGAGGATCGGCCGCGTCGACCAGCGTCTGAGCCGGCGCTTGAGGCTGCGCAGGCGCCGCGTCGCGCGACTTTGCAGCCGGCGCCCGGTCTTGCGCTCGAAGCCGCCATGCTCGTGAGTCATCTCCCAAAGCGAATGCGGCCGGATGGTCGTCGAGGCAATGCCGCGGGCGCGGTTGCGCATCGTGAAAGGCTTGTGCCGATGCATCTGCTCGACCTGCCAGTCCGAAAGTTCCTTGCCGATATCGACCCGCTTGAAGTGATCTATCTTGCGGATCATCCCCGCGATCTGGCCCTGCAAGCTCGACATATCGACCTTAAGCTCGATCATCCTCGCCCTCTCCGCGCCTGTCCTGCGTAACACCCGGCGGCATCCGCTCATGACGCCCAATCCGCGGGTCCTCGTGGCGGAAGACGTCGCCGCGCTGCATCTCGGCCGCCTCATCCAGCATCAGCAAAAGCTCAGCGGGCGGCAGCTCGTCGCGCTCGGCCGCTTCGAGCAGGTCGTCCAAGCGGTGTTGAAATTCCTTCAGGGTCATTGCACGGCCTCCGTTGTGAGAGCCGATAGGACGCAATGAGAGCCACTAGGTGCTGATGACACCCAATGAGAGTTTGTTGATGTGGAATCGAGCCGTAGGGAAGCCCGCCAGTGCGTTTTCTGCGGGGCCCGGTGCTAGGCCTGCGGCCCTCCCGGAATAACGCACAGGCGCCTAAACGCCCCGCGGCGCGAGGCCTGCTAGAGGCCGATCCTCGATCGCAGCCGCGGTCACCGCGGAGCGTCTATGCGCAAACCGGCCTCGTTTATGCGTGGATCGGCCAAAATATTCACCCGGCGATCAGCCCATTGAAGGGCCCGAAGTCCTCCTTGTAGCTCGCCGCCTGCACGCCCATGGCGATCCGCGCCCGGGCCCCGGGGCTGAAACCAAAATCGCCGGCAATGCGAACCATCTCGGCTGCGGCTTGCAGCGAAATCTTGATCAACGGATTCATGCGCGCGCCCACCGGCGTCGTGATCAAGCTCGCACGCCCCTTCGGGTGGTTGCTGCGCAGCTCCGCGAGCATCTCCTCGGCCTCGGCCCACTTCTGGTACGCCGTGCAATAGGCGCCGAGGTTCGCGTAGTCGAGAACCGTCAAGCAGCGAAGCCGCTGAAGCTCGCCGGCGACGCGGTACCATTCATCGCAGGCGCTGCCAACGACGTGCGCCGGCGGCTCCGGGATCGTGTCCTCGATCCGCGGCTGCATTTCATTTTTCGGAAGCTTTTGCTTGCCTGGATTGCCGCGCAGCAACTTGAGGTGAGTCGGGATGATCGGACTCGGCATGCTAGACCCTTTGCGCTTTCTCGCCGGTGAAATTTTGCCAGCGCTCGATCGCAACATCGACATAGGCCGGATCGATTTCGAGACCGAAGGCGGAGCGCCCGATTATCTCGGCGGCGATGATCGTCGTCCCGCTGCCGAGGAATGGATCGTAGACTGCTTGGCCCGGTGAGGAGTTGTTCTCGATCGGCCGTTTCATACACTCGACCGGCTTCTGAGTGCTGTGCCCGGTCTCGGATATTCGATGCGGGATCGCCCATACAGTCGTTTGCGTGCGACCGCCAACCCAATGGGCCGCCTTGCCCTTGCGCACCGCATACCAGCACGGCTCATGCTGCCAATGATAATCGCTTCGACCGATGATCAGCCGAGTCTTGTCCCAAATGATCAACGCACGTAGATCGAACCGCGCCGCACTCAGCCCAAATGCCACTATCGGTGAGAACAACGAGGCGCACCACACATAGGCGACATCACCGCCGAATAGATTCCAAGCATCGGTCCAATCAGCACGGCTGTCGTTCTCGACCTTGCCGACCGCACCGGCGCCGATTGCCCGGTTGCCCATGCCCGCGCTGCTGCGCGCCCGTTCATTGCGCCAATTGGCGTCGTAGTTCACGCCGTACGGCGGATCGGTGACCATGAGCCCGGGCTTTACGCCGCCGAGCACCCGCGCCACGTCCTCGCCGCTCGTGGCATCGCCGCACAGCAGCCGGTGCCGCCCGAGCTGCCACAGTTCGCCGCGCTGCGCCACCGGCACTTGCGGCGGGTCCGGCGTCGCGTCCGGGTCGGTGCGCCCGGGATTGGATTGCGTGAGCCGCGCAAGCTCCTCCTCGCCGAAGCCCATCAGCGAAAGATCGAAGCCGAGATCGGTGATGTCCGCGATCTCAAGCTGCAACAAGCTCTCATCCCACCCACCGTTGTCGGTGAGCTTGTTGTCCGCGATCACATATGCGCGCTTGCGCGCTTCACTCCAGCCGCGCGCAACAACGGTCGGAATCTCGCCGAGCCCAAGCTTGGCCGCGGCCAGGACCCGGCCATGGCCGGCGATAATCATCCCCACCTCATCGACCAGCACCGGCACCGTGAATCCCCACTCGCGGATCGAGCCGGCGATCTGCTCGACCTGCGCCTCGGAGTGCGTCCGGGCATTGCGCGCATAGGGCACTAGCTCGGCCAGCGCTCGGCGCTGCACCGCATCAGCCGGCCAGGGAATCGCGTTTCCAGCGCTCATCGGTGCTCCGAAATTTTTCGCGAGAGAAAAATCATCTCAGCAAAATCGCGACAAGATCGGACGCTAATTTTGAGG